AGGGCGGAAACCACATAACTCTTCCACCGTTAGAACCTTTTTCACAAGTTGGCAATTCGTCATATGTATAACCAGGTCTACTTGAGGTTCTCCAAGCCAAATTTTCAATGGAGAACATGTATTTCTTGGCGTATCCACCCAAACCTGATTCATTGTCCGCAATTATATTTGTTGAGCCAGGGTTTCTTAACGGTGCAATATTCAAATTATATGTATTATCCAAAACTGAATTTGTAAATCTTCTACCTGAGGTTGTAATACCGTCAGTTTTCTGTAAATCAGTATAGGTGTAATATGGCGTATCTTTGGCAAATACTCTACAATATTCAATTCCTGCCTCACCTCCAGTGGTATTATCCACATAAGATAAAATTTGAGAACCTTTAGTCATTTCTTTATATCCATCATTGAATACTTTTGAAACTTGGTTGATTGCATTTCCAACGTGTTTTAGTCTTGCTATACCTGAAACATTGTCGGCAGAATCTATTAATCTTTGAGTTTGGTCTAATATCGAACTATCTTTGAAATCAATATTTGTTGATTGATTACTTTGATAACTTGAACTTATAATATTAAATTCCTCATCTAAAGACCCCGCTCCTCCACCTGGTGTTGCTTTAAATCCTGCGTTCCCCTTATATTTCGGTGAAACCCACACAAATTGTCCATCAATACCACCACCATCTGTTAAGGATTTACCTTTTAAACCAAAATTTAATTTTTCTTCATTACCCTCAAATAATATTCCCAATTCAGAAGGTCCATAAACAGGGGACGGGTCTTGTTGTCCGAAAACATTTACAGGTATTTGATTTGGTGGTGAGGTGATTGTAGATGGTTCAGCGTTTCTACTTCCCACATAATACCCCCCTATCAATGTACCATTATCAGGGTTTATTAGATTTACAGATAAATTAACTAATCCTTGAGCAACCCCTAATAATCCTCCGAAATTTCTCGGGTAACTCGGTTGATATCTATTATAACTTAAGTTGTTAAATAAAACCGACCTTTGACCATTACCAGTGTTTGATAAAAATATTTCAGATGGATTCCTTGTAATATTCAATATCGGACCTAAAAATCCTCCTGTTAGTTGATTTATAACATTTAACGCAGTAGAAGTTTGTTGTGTTTGAGCACCACTAGATATATTTTCATTGAAGTAATCACCAGGAATTGGGGAAACAGGCCAATAAGCACCTCCCAATCTTGTTAAAAAATCGGCTGCCGCTAATACTGGATTTTCAGGAATGGTTATTCTCCAATTTTTATAAATCAAAGGTTCTTGTCCTGTTATAAGAAGACTCGCTTCAAAAGGGTCAGATAAAGATTCTAAATTTACTAAACCAACTGTATTTTGGTATATCTCAGCATTTATTCTATCCTGAAATAATTTTTTTAAAGTTTGTGCACCTAATCTCGCTAAATAAGAATCCTGTGACAATGTTCCATCAGAACCTGTTGGGTTGTTAGATAACAATATCTCATATGGTGAATAAGAAGATGGCCTAAATGTAGGTGGGTCCCAATAAGGTAAATAAATTTTATCATTGTTCTGAATATCGTCAATTATTACTAATTGATTGTATCCTCCCTCAGGTCCGTATTTATTTTCAATAAATGCCGCATCAATATAAAATTCATTCACAATATCCAATACCGTGTCATTAGGGTCATATTCCCCTTTATTGGGTTCAACAGGTAATAGAGGTCCGTTATAAGTTATTTGAAGGTTGTATCCACCTTCGGGACCATATTCGTTTAAAGGGTAAAGTTGTTGAGCAAAAGGTCCGTTAGTTATTAGTTCGTCGGGAGAATCAATAACTTCCGATACCGTTAAATTTGTTTCATAGTTTGTCGGACCTGATGGTGGAGAAAAAACACCAGTGACCGTGTAAGGAGCCAAATTTTTGTTAATTAGTCCATTCCTAAAACTTGAAGAATTAACAAATGATAACGTACTTTCAACCATTCAATTTATTTTAATATAAATACTGTTTATCCGAAATTATAAGTCGCTCTTTCACCACTCTTTATTTGTTGATTCATCTGATAAGGGTTTGTATTTGGATTCATTCCCGAAATTACTGCTTGGACAATTTGTTGTTTAACGCTCATATCGTTCAGTGCCATAGATAAAGATGTGGTATCAATACCCTGAGATGTTAAATTTATTGTAATACTACCACCTACATTTATGTTTTGGGTGGTTTCACTTGTCGGTTCTGTACCTGATTCATTAAGTTTTGTTCCTCCAATTATTTTCCCCCCTTGTATTCTCAAAGTGTCTTCAGGTAAAGCTTCTAAAACAAAATCGTTAACCTTTGCTTTATTTGTCGTTGGTACGACTGTTTCTTTGAGTTGGGTTACTAAACTCTTAATTGTATCAACAAATAAATTATTACTTTCCAATAATTTTTGTAGACTTTTGTCCATATCTTGGAAGGATACATTCATTTCCTTTTCCATAAATTCCCCCAAACTTGTAAAGGTACTCATAAGCCCTTCTATTATTTTACCTTCTTGAGCAGACTTAAATAAATCAGTAATTCCTTTGTCTAAAGATTTTGTAAGAACTTCGTTACTAAACGCTGTGTCCGTTGCCGCTCCTATAACTTTGTAGGCACCTCTTGTCGCTTGTCTTCCTTGTTCTAAAACACCAGTACCTGCCAATGCGGTTGGTAATTTTGTTTCGATTGACTTCAAAATGTTATTCGCTAACTCTGAAGTTGTAAGTTGTTCTTCTGCTAATTCCTCTAAAGTTTTGGTATCTGAAGCCTTTTTAAGTTGCTCTATGTCTTTCGGGTCAAGTTCTGTTATCGCTTTGGTTACTTTTTCCCCCTTTTCGTCTTGAAAGGTAACTTCATATTTTCCTTCTCTCATTTCCGCCATGTTAGCAATCATTTGACGGTCTTCTTCACTCGCAATTGAGGACGGAAACATAATTTTACCCATTTTATCTTCCAATTCCGCACTAGCCAAAGCCATTTTGGAAAGTTCTCCATTAGTCATACCCATAGCCGTCTCAATCTCTCTCAATTGTCTTCTAGCACCTGGTATAATTTCAAATTTTCCAGCCTCGTTAAGTCGAACAAATTGTTGGGACATTTGAGAAATTTGATTTTGTAACTCAGCAGGGTCATTTTGTGCCAAATCCATCAATCTCAATGGGTCGAGTAAGTCTGATTGTGCAACCCCTAATCTTTGAAGAGAAGCAGCTAAATCTATCGCTTTCTCAGGACTAAACAAATCATCCGCTAAAGTCAAAGTCCTATTCATATCGATTCTAAGAGCGGTCGCTTGAGCGGCCATTTTTGCCAATCCTTGAACCCCTCCCTCAAATCCGAATTTGTTTAGTGCCGCCATGTTGTCGACAACTTTTTGGGAAACCGCCTGAGCACTAACCCCTTGTTGTCTGGCAATATCAACAACCTTTTGCATTTCTTTGTTTGTATCGTAAAGTGAAAATCCCGTATCTTTGAAGGATTTTGCTAATTTGTCGGCTTCAACTCCTGTTACTTTGGTGGTTATATATATATTTTCGAACGCTTCTCCCTGTAGAATTACATTTCTTCCTATTTCAGCATTAATCTCTTTTTGAATATTAAGTATGGATTGAAAAGAACCTCCCATACGGGTGACCGTTTGTACTGCGTCCCCCATGGATGCTTGTAATGCAACAATATTTTCTCTACCTTGTCCAAACTGTTTGGCAACATCGGTAGCACCTTTTTCCATATCCCTTAAAACCGTCTTAATTTTGTCCCCCTCAAAGTTTGAAACGATTGCGTCTTTAATAGAATTCATGAAACCTTTCACGGCTTCTGTCATTCCTCCTAATGGATTAAACCCTGCTGATTGCATTGATTCTTTATTTTATAAATAGCTTAACCATTAATTTTGTGAAGAATTTTCGTCTATGATTTTGTTAATAAGAAATTTTCTCGCAAACGTAGGTATTTCGAGAAATTCTGAATATGGAAATCTTAAAACTTTGGCCAAGAGATAAAACTCTTCCAAAAGATATTGTCGATAATTAGAAGAAAGGGCGAAAAAATTCCACCCCAAAGGTAATCTCGAAAGATACCAATTCTCCTGATGGGGCGATTACTTGTCTTTTTAAGTCTAATGAAATTTGGTTGTCCCTCATGAAATTCCTAATGTACTTAGAATCCATAATAGGTAAGGAAGATATAAATTGAGATATTTGAGATTTGTCAGTTACTCCGTCAACTTCTTGAATCTGTTTTTCTAATTTCCATATAAGCTTTGGAGCAACTCTCCCGACAGGATATTGTTCTACCATTCGGTCAATCTCTAAAATTTCTCCATAAGTTAAATGTTTTAGTTTTACAACAGAACCAGTCTTAGGTAGTTTGGTAGTGAAAAAACCATTTTCATCAGGGTTTTCTGATATCTTTTTTATATTAAGTTCATCCAATAATATACTAGCATCAAAAGTTTTTTCTGTCTTGGGGTCTCTTAATGTAACTTTGTATTCTGGTCCGAAAGATGTGTTTCTTAGAAAGATAAGAATCGCTTCCATATCCCCTTCTAATAATTCTTCAGGACGTAAATCAGGTTCATAAATTTTATTTCTTAAAAGAGATAATATTAGGTTATTTGAATTTCCCTGAGAAGCCGTTGTTATCAACATATTCTCATCCACCGCAGTCAGATAACCAACTTTAACGCTTTTCTTTTTTGATTTATAAAAAATACCACCAGTTGGTAGCTGAACTACGTCATGTGGTAAATTAAAATTTTCTTGACCTACAGTATATGCGTTTTGTTCCATCTTGTTTTTATTATAAATAATAAATAGATATCAAGTAAAATCAATCTTTTTTATTTGATTTGTTTTTTTTCTTTTTGTTCTTATGCCTATTATCGTATTCTTCTTTAGTTGAGAACACTTTACCACAAGCATTACATGTAAATCCTGTTGTTATTTCCATAATTATAATTTAAGTTTGTTTTTTAAATCCGAGATAACCCATTCAGGTCTTTCGTTTATATCTTTTTCCCAATATCTGAGTAATAGTATGTTGTGGTTTTGACAAATTAAATTCTTATATTCATCATTCTTTTTCGTTAATATTTGCGTTTCATATAAAATCTCATTATGTTTTGAATTTGGATTACAATGATAAAAATCACCGTCAACCTCAATTAAAATATTGAGGTCTTTAATATAAAAATCAAATAATCGTTTTTCAAAAACATATTGGAATTCATATTCTATATTTAATAATTTTAATAAAATCTCAAACTTAGATTCAACTTTACTTTTTTTATTAGATAATTTACTTTTTAACCAATTAATTCTTCTAATCGAACACTCCTCTTTTAATTTCGGATTGTTTTTATATCTATTTTTTTGACTTATTGAATTTTTTAATTTTGATTCATCGGTTTTTTTAACTCCTTTTAATTTTAAAGATATTTTTATCCCTCTCTGTCTATCATTTCTTAATTTATCTTTAATTCCTTCTATTTTTTTAATAGTTTCAGGAGTTTTATTTTCCCACCATCCTTTATACTTCCCTAGTTTCCAATTTTTCTTTTGGGTCTCAATGGCTTTTTGATGTGTTTTAGGTTTTTTATGGAAATTGTTTTTACCCTTAACTCTATTGTGATGAGTTTTAATAAATTTAGAAAACCCTTTGTTTATTGTTATAAACGGAGTGTTTCCACCACAACCACATTCGCATTTTGGTATCTTACCATTTAAGATATAATCAATATAAACAGTTTCAGAAGAAATGTTATGTTTCTGAATTGAATGAGACCTAAGAGAGTTGAGTCCGTCACATTCTTTTTGACATATATTACAAATAAAAATTCCCATATAAATAAATATATGGGAATTGTGCAATATTGTAAATGAATAGAAGTATCTTAGTTCTCGTGTTTAAAAATCAATAAACGAGTACACAACGGTCCATTCGTAAATTAGCAGTTACCGTAACGATTTTATCATCGGAATAACCCAAAGAACCAAAATCTACGGAAGTTAAGAATGTTCCCTCTAAAATCCATTTCTCAACCACAACACCTGTTGGGTCTAACATTTCAAGGTCTACATTCTTTTTATAACCCGCGGCATATCCCATACGACCTGTTACAGATTCAGCACAAAGACGAACCCACTCCATTAATGCTTGTGAAGCTGACGGTCCGATTGGGTCTCTGAAAGTAACCCCAATTTCGTTCCATTCGAATCTTCCAGCAACATATGTAGAAGTATTCAAAAAAGGAATCGCAACCGAGTTAATTTTTATGGACGGTCTTTTAGCGGTCTCAACAAACCACTCGTTAATACCTAATGTAGAAGGGAATCTCATAATAAATCGATTCGCCCTTTTGGGTTCATAAGGTATCGGCATTTTCATTAGTAAATCAGCCATTTTGTTATTTTTTAGTTTCTTTTTTTATTTTATTATAAATATACCCATCAAAAATTTTTCTCTTTACTTTGGTTTTTTTTTGGATAATCTTCTTATATAAGTATCTAGTTAATATATTTTTTTCTTTCCACCAGCAGTTGAATAAGTTTTTAATATTGGTTCCTTTTCAAAATGTTGTTTCATTTTTTCTAAATTTCTTACATCATCATCTGAAAATCCTATAGTTGGTATAAATCTATTTGAAATTTTATTTTTAAGAAAAGCTTTTTTCTGTATTGTGGAAGAAACTTCTTTCACATAGTTTATAAATTCTTTCATTGCTTTTACTTTACCTTCCTCTGGATTTGTTGCCGAACCTTCCCCATAACTTACAGGATAAAATCTACACATGTCCAAATATTCCCTAATCATTTCTCTCGATGAAATATCTTCTTGGTCATCCAAATTTCTATATTTTTCTAAGTTTTTTACCAATTCTTTTGAAGAAATTCCTCCTATATTAGAAACGATTAAATTATATACTGATTCTTTAAGTACCTCGGGTGTATGACCTCTAGCAGTAATAATAGAAAAAATTGAACCATTGTTAATAGCTTCCACAAAATCACCCCATGCAGGACCTAATTTAGCGGTGAGGGAATCAACAATAAATTGTTTGTCTCCTTTCACACCAAAATATCTGAAAGGTTCTTCCGCAAATCCCACTATTTTTTTTCCTTTATACTCAAAGGGATTCTTTCCTATTTCAGTACGATATTCTGCAAAATCTTCAGTAGACATTCCTACCTCGTTACCGTTTTCGTCTTTTAAAATAATCTTTGTTGGCATTGTCATGATATTATCATCCCAATCGAAAGAATAATATTTCATATCGGGAGTTCCCGTTTCATCAATACCCTCTGGTAATATTTTTTTTGTTAATTTCATTAAAATTAAAAAGGCTAAAAGTGGGGATGAAACCCCACTTATATTATTTAGATATTTTCGAACGATGCTCCTGTAGGAGTAATGTAGAAAGTAATATCTATGAACTCAAGTGACTTTGTTGGTTTAATATAAATTTTACCAGTCATCTGATTTCTGTCTATATCAGCTGCGTCTGAAGAAACTGTTACACGGAAGTCGTAAACACCACGGTCTCTTCTGATAGCGTCCAAGATAGGATTAACCGCATTTAAGAAATCCTGTCTCACTTTCTCATCATTCTGTTCGAATAATAATCTCACAGAAACTGCCGATATTAATTTACGTGCTTGTAGTAACAATCTTCTTACGTTGATTCTGTCAAGAGCAGATTCTCTGATTTGTAGAGTTTTATTACCCCAAATTACAGTTCCTACATCAGAGAAAGTAGCAATTGGGTTAAGTCTTCCTTTATATAGAGTATCTCTATCCTCTTGGGTTAGTTTCTTACGTGCTTTGATTGAGTTAACAATACCACGAGTGTAACCCGCTGATGCGAACCAAGGGAACGCTATGTTGTCAGTCAGAGCTAAGTTTCTACAAACCTCAGCAGTTGCTGGAATGTAAATTTGTGTATTGTTTACAGTATCACGAGTAAGAACCCATGGATAATAAGTACAAGTGTAGTTAGAATCGATTCCTGCGGTTTCCAAGTTATCAACCGCTTCTTGAGGATAAATCAAGTCTAATTGGTCACCAGTTTGTGGAACAAACATGTTGTAGTCAGGAGTTGTACAGATATACAATGAGTCAGCTCTATCATTCTCTATCATGTCGATAGCCGAACCAACTAAATCAGAGTTGTTCAAGTAATCAATACCAGGTGTTACGAACACGTTTATATTAACCGCTTCAGGGTTAGCGAAAGTTTGTTGACCCAATAAGTAAGCGTAATAGTCTGTAGTTGCATAATCTTGTGTATTATCACCAACAGTAATCTGTTTGAATGCTCCCCAACCTGTTGCGTCAGGATATCTGAATGAAGGACATGCCCCATTTTTATATCCAGACCTTCCTAAGACAAATCTGTCAGCGTTGGTTCTGTATTCTCTGTATATATCCCATCCATCGAAACCACCATTACATAAGAATGTGAACTTACGAGCAAATAGTCTGTAGTATTGGTTTGTTTCCTCATCAGGGTCAGAAGTAAAATCAGATGCTCCTACATAGAAAGCTGGTGTACCACTTGTTGTGAAAGCGTTTGGAATTGTAATACCACTCGCATTTTTATCCATATGGTAACCTCTTGTTCTATAAGCCCAATCATCACCTGAAACATCAGTACAAATATCTAAAGGTAATTGTTTACCTTTATATTGGTAGAAATCTACGTCAAATCCAATTGTATCTGAAATACCCAAATAAGTTCTTCTTACATTATCTCCACCACTTCTAACAATATCGTCAGCACCTGAAGATAAACCAAACGGAGGATTATAGATAACCTCGCCAGGGAAGTCATACTTTGTTTTGTACACAGGGAACGGAGGTCTAACACCTGCATATTCTCTAAGTGTATATCCCAAGAATCCACATGGTAGAGCGTCAACTGGAGCGTCAAGGTTAAGTTCCAACATAATGTATTTGGAATTCAACGCGTATTCTCCGTCCATAGTTCCAACTTTTTTACCTACGAAACTATTTTCATTTGGATTAAGAGTACAGTTAGTAAATTTCTCAATAACAACTGGATTAGCATCTGAATCGAAGAAATCACGTACTATCAAGTCAAATGTTCCATTACCGAAAGATATGTTAGCTATTGAAATTTTTACTTCAATATTCGCATCATTACCATCAGCAATTGTTATAACTTTAAATAAGTTATAAACTTTATTACCTCTTAGTTCAGAAACAACCCAAGGAGAAACAGGAGATTGATATCTTTCAAGATACCAAGCTATTGAAGTAGGGTCAGAACCTTGTCTAGCATCAGGTAAAGCGGTTAGATTACAACTTAATCCTCTAATATATCCTTTCCTCCAAGCGTAATTTAATAAAGCTTGGAATCTTTCCTCAACAAACAATGGTACTTCATTTCTATTCTTAGAGAAGTTTGAAGAACCAAAAACCTTAGAAATATATTTCGGGTCAGAGTTTTGGAACGATGTTTCGAAGAAGAAGTTCTCTCCATCTTTATTTGTAATATTCAAACCAAAGGTTGAATAAGGGTTCTTAAGAACAGAACTGTAAGAATTTGTACAATCCATACTA